AAAGCAATAGTATGACATGGCAGATAGTTTTTGCCGTCAACTAAGATTTCTTTCGTTACTTTGAAATTACGACTTTTAGCGGCTGCCTCTGTCTGTGTTTCTTGTGGCTGCTCTTTTGCAGTCGGTGTATTTTCTTTCATTTGATTAGAATTTAATTGTGTGAATGCACATAGGTTCGCCATTTGCCTTTTCGTAGAAGTTAACGTTAGCCTCAAAAACGATCACATTCCAAATATCGATTGTGTAAGTTTTATCTTCTAATGCTTCTTCAGTATAGTTAGCACGACGATCCGTGTCATATAAACCGTCTACAATTTTAGTTACTCCGCTTCTTTCGAGGCATTTTAGCACTTTATCATATAGTGGGTTAAGCATTTCTACAAACTCTGTGTCCCAAACCGTGGGATTGATATTTGTTTTGTGTTCTGAATTCTTAGCAATAATCAGTTTTATCCGTTTGCTTGTTTTCCCGGTGTATAATGAATCAGATTGACGATTTCCCTGCACCAACCAAATCAAAGGGTATTTATTACCTTGTAATGATTTTAAGTAGGCAATCAAATCCTTTTCACTTCCCCAGCTGAAATTAACCTTTAAAGAGTTTTCCCCCCTATTCACATCCGTATAAACTACATCAGGAATCTGGCTGAATATTTCCCTTAAAAGCGTTTCGACAACTATCATAATCCTAACTGATTTTTTACGTCGTAAACGTACAATTCGCATTCCGGATAATCAGTAGCGTTTTCAGATAAGAACTGAAGCAAAGAAACATCGTTGTTGTTATTTCCGAAATAGCCGACATAATAGCCGTCATACTGCGGAATCCCGACGTGGTAAACATTACCTACTCTTCGAGAACAGTCCAAACCCTGATACATTTCTAAAAACTCATTCCATACCGTTGTGTACTTTTGAGTTGAGTTCACGCCTCTTGCGTTTTTCGCCTCAGCTTTCACTTCCCCAACACCACTTTGATAAGAAACGTTTTCTTCCAGGTAAAAGGGAAAACAGTAATTCGCCAATACGGAACCTTTGTAGGTGCCTTCGGTAAAATACAATCCCTTCCATCGCTTTGCAACACCATCGACCGTGTAATTGCACCCGGTGATTAAATTACGCCACTTTGTCGGAACCGGATCTACTACCGGACTTTCTGGAATAGCGGGTAATTTTCCGTTAACCAGAAAACTATCCATTGCCTGAAAGTTAGTCACTCCAAGTGCTCTGATTAATAACAAACGACACTTTTCATCGATGATTCTATTCAGAGCCGTTAAAGACTTTGAATTTGCTTCATCGAGATTGGAAACTTCTATCTTTCCAATAAAAAAAGTGTCGTCTATTAAGTATGGCATTTTTAGTTAGTTGCGAGTTGTCCGTCTACTACTTTTGGAGCGTTGTATTTCTTTACGTTTTTTTCCCACCCTTTGTCGATGATCCCTTTTTCCTGCATAATCAAGGCAACGGTAGGATGTACCGTATCTTTCTGTCCTTTTTTGTAGTACTTGGTTTTCTGGTTAATAGTCACTTCGACTTTATCCATGTGATGATCACCTTCGTAAGCGGCTTGCGCTTTCTTGGTAGCTGAGTTGGTTTCCTCTTTCTGATCATCTGTCAAAACTACGCTTTTGGTAGTTACTGCTTTTTCTTCTGCCATGATATATGGTTTTTAGATTAATAAATTAAGCTGCTTCGATAGCCGTTTTAACAGCAGCGAATGTTCCTTCAACGAAAGCAACTTTCGCATTTTCATAACCCCATAAGTGGTAACGGCTTTCCCCGATGATCGTATACATGTTCGATTCAAAATCAGAAACGATGTTGGCCGCTGTTGCGTTTCCAACAATACCCTGTCCAATACGAACTGTAAACGATTTGTAAACGTCACGGTGAATTTGTTTCCAATCCCCAACAATGAAGTTTCCGGCAGCTACAACCCCGTAAGGATCTTCGATGATAGCCATTCCTTCAACACGGGTACCGTCAGGCAACACGAAAGGAGGTAATACGTAATTCCCGTTAAGGTCTTTCGTGGCTCCCATTTCATAAACGTCAGCACTTGGCACAACTGCTGCGTTGGGAATAAACATACCTTTTGAGGCGATTTTGATTGCGTAAGCAGCAGCACGGATAACGTCGTAGTTGTTTGGAGCCTCTGTAGAAGCTGCCAAATCCCCAGCAACAAACGCCGGAGCAAAAGCAGATGCGAAAACAAATACGTCAGCCTGTACTGCAATGTCGTGTTGGTAAACCAATTCGTTACGGATGATAGACATGATGTTTGGTAAATCGTCCAATGCCTCTTCTGAAATTTTAGTACGCCCGGCCATTTTCTTTGCAGTTGAATAACGCAATACAAACGATACAGAAATAAGCGGTTTCAACGCGCCTTCCGCTGTAATCGCCATTGTTCCTTCAGTTGGAATTTTATCCATGTAAGGAAGCGACGCTTTGTTTGTATTACCGTTTGAAAGGTAAGGCAAGATGTATTGACGCGCTCTCGGGTCACTCATGTAGTCGGTCACTTGCTGATAAACATAGTTTACCGGAGTGGCCGTGTTGTTTGTGATCGCGGTAGTGGACATGTTGATTGGCGCTTTAATTTCAAGCTCCAATTCCCATGCTTTTTCACCTGGGTTGTTTTTGGCGTGTTCTTTTACTTTTGGCAAAAAGTCTTTCAGTCCTTTTTCGATGGTTTCCATCAAATCAAAACCTTTCGCCTCAAACGTGTGGGTGTTTTCTTTTACAATAGCCAACTGTTCTTTCAGCTCCTTAACGGTAGCAGCTAGAGTTTCGTCCGTCTTGTTTGATTTTACGAATTCTTCAATCTTGTCTTCTAAAGATTTGAATTCTTCTTTGGTAGCTGCTTTGGTAAGTTCGGTTTTAAATCCTTCGATTTGACCTTTCAATTCCTCTGCCGCTTTTGTTACTTCATCCATTTTTTTAAGATGTTAATAGTGAATAAAAAGTTTTAAGTTGTTGAGTGCTTTCCTGCGGCTCGTTTGTATTTTGAGTGTCATGCGACGGCTCTTTTATCATTAATTCCAATTCTGAAATTTTTGTTTCGATTAGTTTTCCGTATTCATCAGAATAGCCACAAAAAGAAACTCTTTGTTTTAGTTCTTCAATGAATTCAGACATATTTTCATCGGACTTTATGCTGTATATTGGGGTATTTGCGATTGCTCCAAATAACAAAGTAGAGTATTCGAATTGCTTTACCTCGTGGAAGTCACGCCCACCTTTTTCATTTTTCTGAAACTTACCAGCAACAGGGATAAATCCGTGTGAGTGCTGCAAAGGTCGCCCATGTTCCATACTAAATTTGTAGTCTTCCAAAAGATCGCGTCCCAACTGTTTGTTTAGGTTTAGTTTACTGTCAATAATCCCAGTCTTTGGATCTTTTCCTACAGGCAACCCCACAAAAGAATTTAGATTTTTTTGATGGTGCAACAAATGCACTTGTTTACCTTCGTTCCACGTCTTTGTAAGTGATCCTGTAAACATTCGATCATTATCAGAATCCCACTCATCAAATTGAGTAATTCCGATAGTAACGATCCCTTTTTCGGTAACGTCTTTAACGTCTGTCTTTAGGTTCTTGGTTATCTTCTCCATCTTCTTTTGGTATAAATACTGCCTTTTCAGACTTTTTGACTTTCTTGTGTGTTTTGCTGTTGGGTACTTGCGACCCTGTTCGCTGTTTCATAATTCAATTCTCTTAATTCCAAATCCAACATTTCATTAATCTGATCCATTGTAACCCCGGCTTTCATGTAATTAAGCAGCGTTTCGGATTTTATTTTATCCGTTTCGGCTCTTTCTTTGGCGAAAACCTGCATAAAAGGCAAATGTTCCCAATCGATTAAAACGGTTTTGTCCGTGTACCCGAAGAAACTCGCAAGGCTTTCAAACCATCCGTTGCCTTTTGGCTGTAAGCAGTAAGAAACGAATGCGCCTCTTGCTTTTTCCTGGTTCTCATAAGTTCCGCTGTTAAATGCCTCCAAAACGTCCTTTGGTATGCCATACATCGATCCAATTGTAAAATAGTCTGCAAGATAGCTGTCGTCCAATTTCAACGCCCCAATGTCAGATACAAACCTTTGTATGTCGATCATGCTTTTGATAGCATAAACCCGCTTACGTCCATTCATTTTAGTTTCAATGTCCCGCTTTTCCTGTTCGCCCATTGGAAGTTGGTCGATATTACCCGGATCTGCCTGTCCTGCTACCAGAAACTTAGCTGAATACTGCAAATTCACATTCTTTGCCTCGATTGCTCTTTCGGAGTTGCTTACGATTTTGTAAAGCGCATCAATCCGGCTTTGACCTCCAAACCAATTACCTGTCCCGTTGCTTAGGTCCGGGTTGTGGATAATGTACCTCCAATTCAAATTCGTTGCCGTTCCGTCAGCATAACGATATTCAATGTCAAAATTATTTATCGCGTCCTCTGTTGATTTAGAAAGCACAATCTTATCTTGGTAAGTCAACATTTCAGTCGGGAACTTCATTTTGTGATTTTCCAGAATGTACAGCTTATTATCGATTGCCGGAATATAAGAATCAGCATAAACGTAAGTGTTGCCGATCATGTTCCAAAACATGAAATCCCATTTAAATTGAGCTTCCCTTTGGAACGGGTTTGGCTGCTTAATCATGTCAAGGAACGGATCTGTTTTTAAGGCTTTACCGTTTTGGTAAACGTAAACTTTACCTAAGCTGAACATATCGCATTGTAAACAGAACACCTTCAATAAAGCCGGATTGCTAAATATGCGTTCCAACTTATTTTTATCATCGGTTGCGCTTTGAAAATTAGTGCTTCCGTTAATCTGGTCGTTTACGTACATCACAACCTCGTCGAGCGTAGGGATTCCGAACGTCCTGGCGATTGTGTTCTGAAACCAATTCATTATTTACCAAAGTAAAAAACCGCTGCCGACAATGAAGCCGGGAGCGGTAAATTAATATTGAATTGATCTCTCATACATTCGGGATGATGCATCTTCACATCAGTTAATGGCAAATATAATCAAATATTTTTAATTACGCCTAAATCGAATAATTTTTGTACAACATAGGCAATTTCGTCAATATGGTGATTGTCCTGGTCTACGGGCTCTTCTTGGATAACTCCAAATTTGTCTTTAGCGTAACAGAAGTTTTCCTGTTCGTACTCTATATTTTTACTACAATCGGTGTAAAATATATTCATTCCTTGCAGTGTTCCGATCCGGTCTAACAGCTTGCTTTTTCCACCAACAGCTACAGCGTACTCCCATCCAGCCTTTCTTAATGCTTTAATTTTATTCGGCCTATTGTTGTCGCAAACCACAACTGCGTTTTTACTAACGCCTAATCTGTTGAATTTCCAAGGGACTAAACCGTCTTCATCAATTCCGTTAATTTGATGCAATTCGGCAGGGGATAAGTTACGCCTGATTTCATTTTCGCTTGCATAATTCAATTCATGGACATAAAGATTTCCGTCATGGTATTTTATTTCTCCTACTGCCCAAGGGTCAACCATTCCCCAATCCGAACCATAGTATTTGGTTTTGTCAATTTTCAAATATTCATCGTAAGGCATAGGCTTCCAATTGTAAATCCGGCCTTCTACCTGTCCAACTTCCCCTAGACCGTAAACCCTCCACATGTTCGCCCAATACTGATTTATTACAACTCCGTTTGCGTCAAAACCTTTTTCTTTGTAACGCAGTATTTCTCCACGCTCTTCATCTGAAAGAAATTCGTTGTCTAGGTAGGTTAACTTAATAAAGTCGCAATCGTTTCGTGTTTCAACTTCAGTATGAAACCAGAACTTTTTGTTCGGGTTGAAGTCAATAATTACCCTTTTCGCTCTTGAAGTTAGTTCACGATAAGTGTCGAATTTTGATTTATTTGCCTCATTCACAAACATAATGTCCGAACGCAATCCCTTACCAATATCGACTTTATCAAGTCCTAGGAACTTAATAAAACTACCGTTAGGGAATCTGTAAAGAGTACCGTCAGTAAAATATTCTTTCTTGAATAAGTTAAATGACTGCATTACCTTAACAAAGTCTTTAATTACGGTAATCCGCATCTTTGACAATTCGTCAGAAGCTATGTATATTTCTTTGTTTGGATTCCCTGAAGCATGATTTATCAGGATTATTAAAATGGAAATTGTTTTCCCTGCCCCCTGTCCGCCCTGTATGCCCCAAATCCGCTTTCTTAACGCCGATATCTTACGTAGTGCTGTCGTTGTCTGCATCTGATAACGGATCGTTGTTTAGAACAGGTACATTTTGGTTTATGTTTTCGTTTACGGTTTTAGATCCGTTCAACCTGTGCGCTTCTTCATCGGTGCAAATAAGTTTCATTAAGGCAATTTGCAGTGCTGGAGCTTCAGCATCTTTCCACTTCTTACGCATTTGAGATTTGGCAGAAACACGGTTTTTATCTAACATTCCTTTTAGTTCGTTAAGTTCGTTAGAATCAACCTGGAAAAAGTCGTAGAATGTAGGCTTTGTTAGTGGCAATAACGAAACAATATCTTCGATGAAATATAAGTTTTCATCTTCGATTAATTGCTTTGCGTCTGAGAATATTTTTTCTTTATCGTAGGCCATACTGCAAATATACAATTATTTTCTTTCCAAATTCACAACCCTTAAAAATTCATCACTTCCGATTACTCTTAAAATCCAATGCGTTTGATCTCTGCCGGAAATGTAGACCATTCGACCGTTGTATTCGAAAGGCATTTCGTTGGATGGTATTTGGTTGGTTGAGCCGGCGCGGGTCATTTGTAATCAGATTCTCCACACTCAATGCAGCTGTCGTTATATTTGCAATTCAACCTATCGCAATGTTTGCATTTTACTAATCCGTTATTTTCATCAACAAGGTGCCTGTTTGATGTGAATTGTATCACGCCTTTTTGCTCCAGCCATTCAGGATATTTAGAAAGAAATAGTTCCAAATCCCATGTTTCGTAAAACCTCAAAGGGTCGTCTGCGTATTTGTCGTAATTAGGATGTGTAGTGATATACTCCCGTGCGTTTCTTAGGTCTTTTTCTTGGTTCGTCATTGTGTTATGATTTTAGGTTTTTTCTTACTTCTTTTAAACTTTCTAACGTCCAAACTTTCTGTTGATGTTTGTCGATGGACGCAAGCTCAACGAGCGCATTATATCTTTCCTGACCGATACGGCTTGGCAATATTAGCGAATAGTTATCAAAGTTTCCTTCCAGGAATAGGTTGCATCTGACGCAAGATGAATTTATGTTGTCTAAATTATATTTAAGGGTCGTGAATGTCTCTGACTTGTAAAAATGTGATGCCTGAAATGAATTTTCCCAAGGCGCCCCGCAACTTATACACGGTTTTCCTTTATCGCGTTCCCTAACAAATGAGTGTACTTGCATTCTAGTATTCGTGTGAGCCGTTTTAAGCGCGTTTTTGCTTTTATACTCACTTGCGTATGCTTCGGCTTCAATTCGTGGCTTCTGAACCTTTAAAATAGCTTTTTGCATTATTAGCTTTCCCGCATCGGTTTCGGTTATGAACTCAGCGTAACACTTCATGCAAAGTCCGTGCTTTCTGAACGGTGTTTTTGTTCCGCATCCGGAAACTCCAAACGCTTTGTTTATGCCCCTGCATGGTTTGGCTTTTATTTCCATTCAATTAAATCATTTTCTTTTAAAAAAATAACAAATTTTACGCAATAGTCGGATTCTTCTAATTGTTCATTTTCTGACGTGTCTATTTGTTTTATCACTTGCTCTGCTAGTGATAATAATTCATTTTCTGTCATATCTTTTTGGTTAAAGTTATATTAAAAATATTGTTGTAGTTCTTCTTCTAACGTTTCACATTCAATTGCTAAAAACTTCACGATTACATCACGAACCGCGGTGTAAACTTCTGCAAATTCGGTATCATCCATAGTCGAAAAGGAAATTGAGTTTGGCTTTTTTCTGATCTCGCCTGTGATTACATTCACGACTTCAGTATAAAATCCGGCTTCAATCGTTACATCGTGTCTCAAGTCTTCTAAGTTACGGTAACTATCCTGATTTTCAAAGCATAACTTTAATAAAGCAAAGAATTTACGATGAAATTTAGGATTTCGGACTTTCTTATATTCGATTTCGAAAACCTCGTTTAACGGCATTTTACCAAACTGCTCGTGATCGGAATCATAAGCGGGTTTTAAGAATCCGTTTATTGTTTTGGCTACTAGGATTTTCATGTGTTAATATATAATTTGCCTAAACCATTAGATTCGGCTATTTTAAGATCTTGAATTGCCTTTTCTCCAATACCAAAAAGAGTAGTGCCATTGCTTGGCTGAGCGCCTACCGATCCATCAGGCTTTATGAATTTTACTTTTCCGTCCAGAAATAAGACAGCACACGTTTCTTTTGCTGCGTTTTGCCACCATCCGCAAGAAGTTCGATCCGGCGTAAGCATAATTCCGTTTTTGTGATTGATGAATTTTTCAACCCAAGGCAAAATCCCATTTCGTCCCCCAAAAGGAGGGTTCATCCAAACGTAGCCAAACCATTCTGACGCCAAACTGTTTTCTGTAATGATATTATTTGCCGGAACGTGTGTTTCTATCTCTGGATGAGCAACGTCAAGATCAAAACGCGTGTTTAATGCTTTGAAAATGTATGCTGGCGTGTACCACTCGTCTGATTTACCAATTGATTCGTGTGACATAATTTCTATTTTTTAAAAAGGTAGTTTTAAATATAATTCTTTTGCTTTTCCGACTTCTTCAAGCGGCAATCGGTGTATCACATACGAAAACGTATTTCCGAATTTGTTTTTCTTATTCCTTCGGTCGGCAATTAGATTTAATCCGGCTCGGTTCAATTCGCTTACTCGGGTTCTGAATCCTGAAAGCCAGGGAAATTCCATAATAGAAACTGATCCGGTGTTGATTAACGTTAGCAGTATTTCTTCCGTGTTGGTCTTTGGCTGTGGTAAGCCTCCGAAAATGTCTTGTTGTGTTTTCATAATTAATGGGTTAAAATTCCTCGATCAAATAAGGCAATGCATCTTTGTTTATGTCAAAAGTAAAATCTTCAAAATGATAACCACGTGAATATGGATTAGAAACAGTAACGGTTTTATCAGGGTTTACCTCTAGGTTTATAACACTTTCCGCTTTCTTCAAAACATAAGTTCCTAAATGCCCTAAAGGCTTTCCTGTAATCGCACTTTTATGAATAACCGTTGTTACGTGAATGTTGTAATCATACGTCCATCGCATAACGTAATCGGATGCTTCTTTGCTCATTACAATGTCGTTTGTGTTCTCGACCAGGTCTGCAATACCATCAATTGAAATTAACTTAACCGGGTTTTTGTAAAGCGAATCTTGATTTTTTAAACAATAATCTATAAGCCCTAATCTTTCTGGAGAAGATAAATGTCTGGTCGCATATCCTTTGTAATGTTCGTAAAGAGTTCCCGTTATTTCCTGAACACGGCGAAATGTTCTTTGCGTGTAATATCGACCTTGTTCAGTATCAAAGTCCAAAATAGTATAATCTTTATCCCGGTGGGTTTTGATATTAGGAAACAACTTGTTTGATTGACCGCCAATGTATGATCCTAAAAAAGCAGACTTTATAAATGACTTTTTTGCTTTTGATACCGCGATTATAGCAGAAAATTCACTTGCGGTCATTACTGGCGTATCGTACCAATTGCCTTTATATTCATGCTGGCCGATTGATAACAGCGTTTCCGGCTTTAAAATTTCCTCGCTTAAGTCCACAAGGCAACTGTAAGCTATGGCAGAATAATCTTTTTCTTCTATTATTCCTTTTTCTAGATTGTCAAAATTTAAATCAGCCATAGTTTTCTATATCTTTTATAAAGTCATTGCAGGTTTTGTAAAAGCTTTTTGAAACGTTTGAAAGGCTCCAATTAGAATTCAGCTTATCAATTATCGACTGTTGATTCTGGTTAACATCCTCTTGGTTTATCGTGTTGAGAAAAGAGATCTTATCAGCTTCATTCAATGCTTTAGTGAGAGAAAACAAATGCACATCCATGTTTGTTTTTAAGTCGTGCGCCATTTGCATTTTTGCATCTCTAATGTTTCCGTAGTATTGAATGTGGTAACGCATCATACAGCAAAGCAGTTTAGAGAAAAGAATATTATCAACTGCGGTTTCTTTTGCGTTTGCCTCTACGATTTCGTTTAGGTGTTTTAACGCTTCGATGTCCTGAGGATAAACCCGATCTTTGTTCTTTTGAAATACATTGAAAATTCTTTGTATTGCGTTGTGGTCTTTCCAGCTTCCCATTAGAATAAAAGCGGTTTTGGTCTTTTTTCTTCTAAGTACTTCCTGATCCAAATACATACATCTTGTGCGGTTAGCTTGTATGTTTTTCCGTACATCCCTAAACCGCCATTTCGTAATGCTTGCTTAAGTTCTGAATCTTTTAGTTTTGGGAACTCTGAATAAACATCAATTATTATTTCGTCAAAGGAATTTAACTCTGTTCCGGTTCTTTGAGCAGCAACCAAAAGATAAGCCTTAAAGTTAGATAGTTTGGTCAGCGGATCTAATTGCGCTGGCAGCTTGTCTGAATCTTTCATCGTTTATAGATATTTTAGTTTGGTTAGTATTTATTTCATCATTCCACCGCTGTTTATTCAAATATGTTTTCGGGTTAGGATGGTTGTAATCAGGAAAAGGTTTGTAAGACAAAAACGCCGATAGGGTTTCAGATATTTTTTGCTTATCAGTAATCGAAAGTTTGGCGTATATTTTTCTACACGCATCCTTTTCAACTTTTTTAGGATAAAGCAACCAAAAACTATCAAAGCCGTTTTCGGCGTTTATTAATTTTTTCTCTTCTTCTATTCTCTTATCTTCTCTTATGGTATCGTTTTCGCTTTGCGACTTTGATGCGGTCGCATTGCGGTCGCTTAAATCCTTTTGTTTACGGCGTTTTTCCCAACCTTCTTTTGCGTTTTTGCTGTTCTTTTTGCTTACATCACCAAATTCCTCGAGCTGTTCTGATAGAAATTTAATAAAAATATTGCCGTCAATTACTTCAATTATTTTTTCCTCGCAAAGCGAATCATATGCGGTCGCATTGCCAGCGCATAACTTTTGTATTGCCAACTTTAAAGGCAAATCCCCTAGTCTTGACCAATACATTGAACAGGTATCTATAAATAAACCCTTATCGTCGCGGCTGCACATTTGTATGTTTCCGTTTTCCCATTGGTTGGGCTCAAATTTAAAATATGGAAGTTCTTTAGCCATTTTTTAATTTTTTATGTTCGTTAATGTGGCATTCTTTACAAAGGGTAATTCCATTTGATAAATTAGTCCTTAGTTCTGGAAACAATGAAAACCTTTTTATGTGGTGGGCATGAAGTTCGCCACCTTTTTTTCGGCATTTCTGACACGTGTATTCATCTCTTTCAAAAACACTAACTCTCCACCATTTAATAGCTTCAGAATTTCTTATAATCTTGTTTTCTGGAGTTATTCCTCCTTGATAGTTCCAATGATATTTTCCAGTTTTTGGATTTCT